ATTGTATCATCATCTTCTTCTTCTTCTTCTTCTACTTCATCAGCACTTTGAACGTCATCATTATCACTGCTGTTTACATCAAAACTAGGACCATTATCTGCTTCTACTTCATCTTCTTCTTCTTCCTCTTTTTGTTTTAGCTCTTCTTCAGCCGCATCATCATCAGAATCATCCATTAGCATACATTTACCTTGTCCTACCAATTGACTAGGAGGTCTTACGCAAGCTTGTTGTAGTCTCCATGTCACACCGAACTTACCACCTACAAACCATAGACCACCGCATTGAATTAGACCCTTTATACTACTACCCTTTGGAACTAGTGTCATAGGTGTTTGACCGTCAGTATCATCACGATTAGGACCAAACGTGCATTGACCTTTCATATCAAACAATTCACAATTGAACTTTCCATTCCAATATGGTAGTTTAATATTGAGTGTTGGATTGCGGTCATAATCCGGTTCTCCTGAATCATCTTTTTTCTTAGGATATTTAAGCAATGGATTAAACAATGCCTCAGCGACTTGCCTATTCATCTTACTCTTACCAAACCAATCCTTAGAATTATTGACCGCATCGTCCAAAATCTTTTCTTGTAGTTGTTTAACTTGTTCCAAAAACTTGTGTTCCGCATCACTTTTTTCTGGATTAAATTGTAGGGACAGTGAATACTTAGCAACACCACTTCCCTCATCAACCCATTCATTTACACCCCAAGTAAACATAAGAGGGATTTGTAGGGTAAGCCACTGCCCGTTATGGATTAATTTGACTGCTTTACCGCCGCGCTTGTCGACAGTAGGTGGTTTGTATTTAACATTACCACACCAATTAGATTTCGCTTTTACAAAACTATGAGAACTCATTTTATAAATTAATATATATGATTTTTTTTAAATCAATTTTTTATATATTTAACGGCTTTTCTTTCATGTTGAAACTTGGAACTTTAATGTTTATTCCAAGAATTTAATCGTTCATTTCTAAAAGCAGGATTTTTAAAATTTTCGCGATTATCTGGTGATATGTGTTTGCTAGGATTAACATTAAATTCCCGTTTATTTATTTTTTTTCTGGTTGGTGGATTACGTTGAAAGTCAATTGTTTTAACTTTTGTATGTGTATGATTGGCTCTAGGAGAAAAAGTTTCTTGTAAATCATTTATTTCATCGGCAAAAGTTTGCTTATACCATTCATGAGTTTTTGGAGTAGTTACACTTGCGACTTCTTGTGAAGAAAATTTTAATCTTCTATTATTAACAGGCGTTAAAGGTTTGTTTGGGTTTACATTTATAGTAAAACTTTCTTTATTAATATTAGGAACAGGTAATTTTTGAGGAGGAGGAGCCGATGGAATCGGCGGAGGTTTTAAAGAATTCAAAGTTTTCTTTGTTTTTGTTGGTACTACTGATTTTGAAAATCTTTTTCTAACCTGAGGAAGTTTTAATTGTGGAATATCATTTTCAATAACATTTGATTTTAATTTGATCTTTTCTCTTTTCAAATAACAAATAGTGCAACAAGATAAACAAGTTATAATTGAAAAAATAGTAATTAATATAACAGCTGTATTATCGTTTTTATTTTCAAGATCAATAGATTTTTGCTCGTTATTTGAAATTGAAGTATCATAGATACTTTTATTAAATTGAGTTATATTTTTATTATCATTTATAGATTGTGTAGTAACAGTTGCTTGTGTTGTAGTAGGAATAGTTGTTGTAGGTGTTGTTGTAGTTGTTTGTATATTACTAGTAGTTGATGTAGTGGTTGTTGCTGCCATAGTAGTTGTTGGTAAATCTGTAATGTTGGAGTTAGGGTTAAATTCGGTTATATTAGTTGTATTTACAATATTGCTTGTATTTTTTACAATAGAAAAGTTTGAAATTATATTACTTACATTAGAATTATTTAATATGTCTTGTATTGAAGAATTAAAATTATTAATATCAAAATTATTTTCGTTTAAAATTAATTCAGAATTAACCGGATTTTCTGTAGTAAAAGCATTTTTATATATATTTAATGGGTCCTCTACACACATATAGACGCCGATTTTAGATACAGTTACACCATTGATTTCATTATTCATACCCCATAATTTATTACAATTTGTATCAATAGAAAATACAGATGGGAACATCAATAAAAATATTAGTATTTTATCAATCATATTAGATAATAGAGTTTAAAAGTGTTTAAATATTTATATGTTTAAATAATAAATATAAAAATAATTTATAGATATTATTTATATGACGGAACTTGTAAATGAGAAAACAAAAAATTTTCTTTTGGCTTTATCTCCAAAAGCATATTTAAATACAGTTATATTTGATGATATAAAAAATATGAAACGAAGCAAAAAAAAAGTGATAGAAAAAGATTTTATTATACCAGAACACCATGAATATGAAAATGTGATATCAAAAAATTATAATGTATCACAGTTAAAGAAAATTTTAAAGTATTACAACTTAAAAATATCTGGAAACAAACAAGAAAAAATTTCAAGAATATATAATAACTTGAAATATTCTTATTATGCTATAAAGGTTCAGAAAGTATTTCGTAAACATATAATCAAAAAATTAATATTTTTAAAAGGCAAAGGATTATTTAATAGAAAAATATGCGTAAACGAATGGGATCCACTAACGTTGGAACCACTAACAGAGATAAATTTTGATAATTATATATCTATAGAAGAATCAGGTAAAACATATGGTTTTAACATAGCATCTTTTTATAATTTATGGAAAAGAAAAGCAACAGACCAAAACACAATAATTAATCCATTTTCTAGAAATTCAATTAGTCCACGATATTGGGATATTTGTCTTTACATTATACACGTATCAAAAAAGTTCAATAGAAATGTTATAGTTCAGAGAGAAGAAGATGAAATAATTTCTATAAAAAAGAGAATCGAACTGAGAGCAACTAGTTTATTTCAAAAAATAGATGAATTGGGTTTTATTACTGATATAGCTTGGTTTATGAACTTATCTAGATTGAGGCTTGGTAGATTTGTAAAAGAATTAAAAGAAATTTGGACTTATAGATTACAAATTCCACAAGAAACAAAAAATCAAATATGTCCTCCTCATGGTAGGCCATTTATAGGAATACATCTTTTAGATATTCTACATTTATCTAAAGAAAATTTGAGAAAAAAGTGCTTAAAAGTAATGGAAAATTTAATTTCCGGAAATGATCATGATTCTAAACACGTTGGTGCTACGTATATTTTAGGAGCTTTGACCTTAGTATCAGGTGCTGCAGCAAATTCTATGCCATGGTTGTTTCAATCTTTTATGTATAATGTAGGTGGTCCTCCAACACCACCACCCAATAACCAAGTTTAATTTTATGGTGCGTTTTCGTCATAAAATTGAATTAAATATATTATTTAAAAAATCAATATAAAAAGAACTCGATAAAAGTAATCATAAGATGCCCAAGAAAAAGGTCACCTCCAAATCCTCCAAGGCTTCCAAAGCCAAAGCACCCGATGTAGTTCAACAAGCAGCACCGGTTGCTCCAGTAGCAACCCCATCAGTTGAAGCACCATCTACACAAGTTCAGCTACAAGAACAATTCACTTCTCTATTAGCACAATTGACCGCATTGCGTTCTCAATTGACTGCCGTGACTACACAAGCACGTAGTCTAGCAAAACGCGCTGACCGTGAATTGAAACATGCTCAAAAGCAAGGACGCAAGAAGCGTAAGTCCGGTAATCGTGCTCCTAGTGGTTTCGTAAAACCAACTAAAATCAGCAATGAATTGGCTAGTTTCCTTAACAAGCCAAAAGGAACTGAAATGGCACGCACTGAAGTCACTCGCGAAATTAATAACTACATTCGTGAAAACAAACTTCAAGACCCAAAGAATGGTCGTCATATTCTTGCTGACAAGAAATTGAAAACTCTATTGAAATTGAAGAATACCGATGAATTGACTTACTTCAATCTTCAACGATACATGAGCCCTCATTTCGCAAAAGCCAGTAGCTCTACTTCTAGCTCTACTTCTAGCTCTACTTCTAGCTCTACTTCTATCTCCAATTAAATACATAATTAATTAAAAAAAAATAATAAATGATACTAATAATTATATTAATATCATTACCTACTATATTCAAGGAAATATAAAATTATCTAATTCCAATATTTCATATAACTTTTTCTTATTATATTTACCTTTCATTAGTTCATTGTTGTCTCTACTTATATCAATATTAAACAACGAACAAATTCTATTGTAATTATCTAGATTTATTTCATTACAAAAATTTTCTTTTACCCAGATAATATACGATTTTTCTGTAGATTTATTTTTCCACATTAAATAATACTTATACAATTTGAATACAGATCTTGTATTATTATCATAATCTGTACCACATAATATACACATCGTTTTAAAATTTGTGTATGATATATTTAACTGTTTTAATATCTTATCGGTATCATACAAACACATAGTTTGTTTTTTTATATTTAAATATCTTAAAACACGAGGACATCCGTATACAAATAAATCCATATCATCGCTTATACAAGCATATGCTTTTTTTTGCAATACCATCTTAGCACACAGAACATCTGCCTCGCCTTCTGCTATTACTTGTGTTATACCATACGAATCTAATAATTGTTTTATATTTTCTATATCTACATGTTTAATTCTTACTATTCTTTTCTTTAGTTCTTCCATTTTTTCAAGCAATAAATTGTCTTTTACTCCGTTTTTTTCATAATTTTCTTTCATTAAATAATATTTTTCTGTTAATTTTCTTTTTTCTTTCTTTCTTCTTTCTATTTCTTCCATTTTTTCTTGTGGTGTTTTACCATCCCATATAAATATTGGTATAATATCATATTTTTTAAACAAATTGCATAATAAATAAAATCCTTCTATTAAAGATAATTCTTGACGAAATTTATACATATATATGTGCGTATCTATACATATTGTTTTACCTCTCAAATCATTCAAATGAATTGTTTTTAAAGTATCTTTACAAGCATACTTTATAAATTGGTTAAGTAGTTTTATTCCCATTTATGATTAAAATATAAATTTTATTTTTTAATCAATTTTTATGAAAATATAGACATTCTCATTGTCTTTAATAATTTACTCTCTTTGTTTTCATTATAATATTTACTCATCCATTCTAAATTTGTTATTAATTTATCGGATTTATAATTAGTTTTTATAAATTTGAATATCTCTTCTAGCATTTTTGCCGTCTTTTTAAAACATATAATTTCACTGTTATTCTCATAACACAACTTGAAAAACGAATTATAATTCATTAGAAATATAATTTTTAATATATAATATTCAAAAACGTGTGTCTTTTGCCTATACGTATTTGGTTTAAATAAATTTTTATAATCTATTATTTCCAAAAAATGTAATATTTTCACTACTTGAAACAATGAAAATAATGTTTCTATATATATCATTACTTCCCAATTTACCAAAAATTCTTTTTCATTTTTTGATAAAAACGTTGATATAAAAGTTGTATTTAAAAATATAGCCCAAAATTCACTATATGATTCACTTATTTCAAATTCACTTTTTAATGGAAATATACTTTTTACATCTTTTCTTAATTTTTTATAATCAAGTCCTGAAAAATCCATACATAACGAATGCATTGTTTCATGTATCAATACTTTAAACCACTCTTCTTTTCTATATATTAAACATTCACCATTAACAGCACAAGCATATGTTACAGCTGTATTACAATTTACTTGATCTAATATTTCTGTTTTACTTTCCGGTAATAGTTTTTTATGTTCGCTCAGATAAATATATAATATGAATTTTTTTTGCTTACTATCTGAATATTTATATATAAATTTTAACCAAGTATATATTTTTTTAAACTTTTCATGATAATTATTCGTATCTTCGTTATTTTTTAAAACAAACTTTACTGTCAAGTCAAATTTGTTTATTTTTGCTTTAAATACAAATATTTTTTCACAGTTCTTTATTTCATCTGATATACTTTTTGGAATATATCTTGAATTAAGCAATGAAGAATTATCATCAATCATTTCAATTTGTGATGTATAATTAACAGTTTCATTGCTCATTTTTTTTATATCAGTATAATATTTTTTTAAAGTATCTCTCAATATAGATGATAATTCTTGCGTCTTTAATGGAAATTCCATAAAATCTTTGAAAAATGGTTTCATTAAATCTAATTGCATATTTTCCAATTTCATATATATATTATAAATATTGTTTATAATATATTTAACTAGTTTTATTATTGTAATTCTTTTCTAATTCTCATAGTATCATAAAACACTACATCTGGACTAGCTCTTACAATATGTTGTAATTTTGCATCTTTTGTTGCTAGTAATATTTTTTTAGCATCTTTATTTTGATTATATTTTGCTCTTTGTCCATCTTCCATTACCTTTTCTTGTCTACCATCTTTTCCAAAAAAGTCTTCATCCGTTTTTATTCCTTTTCTTTCAGGTATTTTTTTACCTTTAATATTACCTGTTTTGCCTCCAAATGATTTTGAAAGAACCGGGTCTTTTGACATTTCTGGATGTGAATTTTTAGAATTTAATGTAAATGATTCAAAAAACTTTTTATTATTTGTAAATTTATGTGCATGATAATAATGTTCTACTGATTGCCATTCGTATTCATTGCCTAATTCATCTTTACCTAACTTAAAAGGTGTTTTCGCAAAATTAGATAATGTTTTACGCCAATTTGGAATTTTTCTTAATTCTTCAAAGTCTCCTTTTCTTTTTTCAGGTATTTTCTCTCCCTTACCCTCACCAGGAGCAACATTTTTTGATTTTGAATAAAATCTAAATATAATTTCTTCATTATATAATTTATTATCATCTTCTTTCTTAGTCGGTTCTGTTTCTATCTCATCAGGTGCTTTTTTTAAATCTATTTTATCTTTATCATCTAACCCTTTTTGTATACCAAAATGATTAGTAAATTTCGGTATATAACTGTATATATTTTTACCTTTACTACTCAAACACTTTTCTCTTATAAGATTTTTTATTCCAAATGGTATTTCATGAAATCTAAATATTGATTTGTTATTATAACTTATTAATTTATAATGATTTCCTGTATGTTCTGCTATAATGTAAAATCTAGGTTTAAATACTCCTTTTTTTACTATAGATTCACTTACCATATCTCCACAAGATAACACATTTTCCATATCTTTTTCTCTATATTTCAAACTACTAAGTATAATCATCTTTACATTTAATACTTCTTCAAGTATTGAAATAGAAGAACTATCAGCCCAAAATCTACAAGTTCGAACATGCTTGCGTAATTTATCTAATGTTGTTATCCCTTTCATCCAATTATAATCGCCGCTTATATCTTTTAAATTTTCTAATTCTCCTTTCGTTTTTTTAAATTCTTCATTGGTATTCCTTAGATATTTTTTTAATTCATCTATTTTATTTATTATCTCTTTTTTATCACTATGTTTATCTACTCTATCATATATTCCAGTCTGTAATTCTTTTTTTAATTTCATATATTCTTTCTTTTTTGTATTGCCATCAAGGCTCATTTTTTTTATTTCGTCATTTAAATTATCAATACCTTTTTGTGTCATATCATAATATTCTTTATATGTTTCAAAATTTTTATGATTCATATATTCGGCTAAAATTCCTCTTAATTTATTTACTTTAACGTGTCTTCCTATATCTTTAAAGCCTTCTCTAACAACTGCAAATAAACAGTCTCCATTACTTTCTACATCTTTTATATCATATAAATCATTATGTAAAAAAGCTCTAACCCAAATAGTAGCTTTTCTTGGAACATATTTTTTTCGTCTTTTTTCGTCATCTTCGTAACTTTCTTCTTCTGGATAGTCATCGTCATCATCCTCGTCAATATTCAAAGCATTCGCAATTTTATCTTTTTTTACATCATTCAAACTGTCAGGTGCTTTTTCGAATGGTTCATCATCGGTTGGTAAATTTTCGTTTTCTATGCATTTTTTTATATAATCTTTTGTAGCAAAACTAAATAATATAGGTCCTTCTATCAAAGAAATATCTAGGTCACCATCGTCGTCTATTAATGAACTATATGAAGATGACATAAATTCATATATTCCTATTTGATATATTTTGTCTTTTTCATCTACAACCAAATATACCGGAACATACGTTATATCAAATTTTTTATAATCTTCTTTTATTTGACCTACAGCAATGACAACTTCATTTCCTTTTATATTAATTCCATACAAAGATACATCTTTATTCTTATCTTGTTCTTCTATCTCTTTATTTTCTTTGTATTCTAAAGCAGGATCAATTTTGGATACAACCATTATATATTAAACTAATATATATTTAATATTTAATTATTTATAATTATAAATTGTTTCAAATAGGGGTCTTCTCGTAATTGTTCCAAATAAAACCAATGTAATTTTCTTTTTTCTACTATATCATAATTTAAATCATTTTGTTCGAATATTATAATTTCTTGTATTAAATCTAATTTCCTTTTTTTCCTCTTACTTATCTCATAATATCCCGCTATCAATTCAAGTTCTTTCTTTGTAAAATTTTCATTGTATTCTTGTTCTAGCAAAAAAAATATTTCTGAATAATTGTCATCATAATGTTTGCTAGTAGCATTAATTTCTTTTTCTTTTTCTTCTATAAAATTTTCCAATTCATCAAAAGTCAATCCCACTTCATCTTTATTATTTTTATTGTATTCTTTTAAACTATACTTTATATTTTGTGGTTGTATAGACATATGTTAATTAATATAACCAACTTGTTTTTATATTAATTTATTAATCTTCTATTTCGTCCAATACATCTAAACATTTAAATTTCATTTTCTTTGTTATATTAGATTCACTTATATTGGTTATTTCTTTTACAATATTTTCCCATTTATCTGCATCTTCTTCAAATTTATTCTTGCCAGCCAATACAATGATTGATATATTTTCAAAAAATTCTTCTTTATTATTGGGTTCCATATTTTTTATTTTTTCAAACAGTTTGAATAAAAAATCATACATTACATCCTTGTTAATTATATCATAAATCATTAAATTTACAAAAAAACTACTTCTACCTTTCCTATGTTCGTTTTTTTTATTTGTTTCACACAACAAATTGTAACTTATGCTTGTATTTTCTTCTTTTTCCTCTTCATCTTTATTTTCAAATACACTCATATATTCATTAAAATTTACTAAACAAGTTTCTTTCATAGAATTAAATTCATTTATTAGATTTTTGTAAAGCTTGGCATACAAACTAGACCAAAAGGTATTTAAACTCCCTATTTCAAAAATACTTTTTGCTATTTCATTTAAATTTTCATCTGTATTATCCTCTTTGCTTATTTGCTTTCTTATTGTTTTTTTTATAGTTTCATTGATTTCATCAAAATTTTCTTTTGTTAATTTATTTAAATTACTTCGAATATCATCGATTATACATTCAAATCCGTCTTCATTTTTATCTAATTTTGTCAATTTAAAATTTCTTATATTTTCCCAATCTTTACTTGTTATCGCATTATCCTTTTTTCTTGGTTGTCTGTTTCTTTTTTTAAATACAGGTGTTTTATTATATGTAGGTGCTCCTACTTTTTTCGCCAGATCATTAATTACTTGAATTACATCAAATGATAATTCTGGTATTTCTCCCTGTTCTCTCAATAATGTAATAAATGGCATATCGTATTGTACTAATCCTGTCATTTTATGATAATATTAATACCAATATTGCTTTTATATGTTTTTTTTATATATTATTTTTAATAAACTTAAAAGCATCTCATTATATATTTATAATATGTCAAGTTCTAACGATCATTACATTATAAATAACTGGGAAGATGAAAAATTAAATTTGAAAAATAGTTTATTGAGAGGCATCTACTCATTTGGTTTTGAAAAACCAAGTTCTATACAAAAAGAAGGTCTCTATTCAATGGTTTACAATAAACACAAAGACGGACTGCGAGATATTATAGCTCAAGCACAGTCAGGAACAGGTAAAACAGGGTTATTTGTTGTAGGTTCTTTACAAATTATAGACGAAACTAAAAAAGAACCACAAGTAATTATATTAGCACCAACAAGAGAATTAGCCGAACAGTCTTATAATGTCGCAAATAACTTATCACATTATATGGATATTGAAACTATTTTACTAAAAGGCGGCACATCCGTCCAATCAAATAAAAAAGAATTGGCTGATAAATGCCCTCAATTATGCATTGGAACTCCAGGTAGAGTTCAAGATATGATTAGAAGAGGTTGTTTAAAAACTCATAATTTAAAAACTCTTGTTATTGACGAAGCCGACGAAATGCTTTCTCAAGGATTTAAAGAACAAATGTATAAAATATTTCATGTTATGCCTGATAATATTCAAATTGGTCTATTTTCAGCAACAATGCCAGCAGAATTACACGAACTTACAAAAGCAATTACTAGAAGTCCTACTAAAATTTTAGTTAAAAATGAAGAATTAACTTTACAAGGTATTGCCCAATACTACATTAATTTAGCCGATGATTCTCAAAAATACGAATGTATCAAAGATTTATTCTCAGGTTTATCTATTTCACAAGCCATCATTTATTGTAATAGTGTTAATAGAGTAAATGACCTTGAAGAAGCGATGGTTACTGATAGTTTCCCCGTTAAAAAAATTCACGGTAAAATGAATGAAAAAGAAAGAAGCACAATATTTAAAGAGTTTAAAAATGGAGGTTGTCGTGTTTTAATTACATCTGACTTATTTGCCAGAGGTATTGACGTTCAACAGGTTAGTATTGTAATTAATTTTGATATTCCTAGAAATGAAAATACTTATTTACATCGTATTGGTAGGTCAGGACGTTGGGGTAGAAAAGGCGTAGCAATTAATTTTCAAACAAAATATGATTCAAATCGTCTTCAAAGATTTCAAGAATATTACCAAACAGTCATCCATGAAATGCCTGTAGATTTTACAAAACATCTACAACCTTAATATTATTATATATATATGAATAAATGTTGTATTTGGATACAAAGTTTCCCTCCATTTAGAAGGACTGCTATTTGCCCTATATGTTTTGAATACAAGTGGCTTCTTAATAAATCAATGACAGAATTTGAAAAAACCGGATGTTTGACTTGTAGTTTAAAAATAAAAAATGATTATGACCGATTAGAAAACGAACTCATTGATAATTTAGTTAATAACTTCAATGATAAATATAAAATAACTGGTAGATACGACTAACTCGTTATTATTCTTATTCTATTTTCTTTATTTTAATAAATGCAAAATAAAGAAATAGCCCATATAGATTTTAAAATACCTTTAAAATATCAAAAAACATATTCCATTGAAAATAATTTAGTAAATGATTTAGAATTATTTGAAACACAAAATCTTTCTAATAAACCGGTTGTTAATTACTTATTTAATCCAACCAATGACTTAGGACAAAAAGGTTTAAGTCAATGGGATTGTTATACCACGGATATTAACTTTTTAACTGATTCTCAAAAATTATATAATAATATCAATAAATTAAAGGAAAATCATAAAATTATTAATGATATGATAAAAACGTGGAAAGAAGTTAAAAATATTCAGAATTTTGATGAACGTTTTCAATATATAGAATGGGATAGACTTGCTTTTCTTAATACTTGGCCTGTTGTTATGTATATTTTAAGTTTTTTAAATATTACCGCTCCTTTAATGCAACTAATTGCACCTATAATGGCTTTTATTTTACCATTTTTCTTATTAAAAGCTGCTGGATTGCCTATAACTGTTGGCAAATATAAAGAAATTTTAACAAAAGTAATTTCAACCAACGCATTATATAGACTTTTCACTGACTTTAAGGATGCTGGTGTTAAAAAAAAATTAACTATGGTTTTCACTGTTGGATTGTATTTTTATAACTTATACCAAAATCTATTATCTTGTTATAGATTTTATATAAATTCATTTTATATTATTGAAAAAATAAAGATTATGAAACATTATTTGAAATATACAATAGACCAAATAGATTGTTTTAAATCAAATATTAATAAGTATCCATCATATTCGCAATTTAATTCAGATATAGAACATCATAAAATACAACTCGAAGCATTATATAATAATTTAAACTTTTTACCTGAAAAGTTCTATACATCAAATACAATTCCTACGTATGGTTATATTATGAAATATTTTTATGACATTTATAATTCCGATGATATAAATAATCTAATTGAATATAGTTTTAGCTTTAATGGTTACATTAATAATGTAATTGGTATTCGCGAAAATATAAATAACAATAGTATAAATCAAACAACATATAGCAATAAAAACAAGGCAAAAATAAAACAAGTATATCATCCTACCTTATCAAATGAATGTATCAAAAATAATATAGATTTCAATAAAAGTATTATACTTACTGGTCCAAATGCTGCTGGTAAAACAACTTTACTTAAATCTACAATTATTAATATATTATTTAGCCAACAAGTTGGATATGGATTTTATAAATCTTGTGAATTAAATCCTTTTGACTATTTTCACTGTTATATTAATATACCAGATAGTGTATCAAGGGATAGTTTATTTCAAGCAGAAGTTAGACGATGTAAAGATATATTAAATGTTATTGAAAACCATCCACATTTAAGACATTTCTGTGTATTTGATGAATTATATTCTGGAACAAATCCATATGAAGCAATTTGCAGTGCTTATTCTTATTTAAATCATATAACCAAAAATAAAAATATTAAATTTGTTTTAACAACACATTATATTAAATTGTGTCAATTATTTAAAAAACACAAACAAATTAAAAATTATAAAATGAAAGTTAAAATGACAGAAGATGATAAACCAATTTATAGTTATAAAATAAATAAAGGTATATCAAAAATAAAAGGCGGTATTTCTATATTAAGAGATTTACAATACCCCGAGGATATTATTTTAGAAGCTAAAAATATATTAAATTCCCTATAAATAAAACAATTATTAACTCGTTTATTTAAAAACAATTTTATATATTTTATTATTAATGAATTCAAGATCTATTATGATTTGTTTAACAGCTACAGGTATATCTTCTCTGTTGTTATTTTTTTATTTTAAAAATAAATTATCAACGGTTGAAGAAAAACTTGATTCAATGTTTCAATTAATTCAAAATTATGCCACTCAATCAGAGAGAAGAAATAATGAAGCAGAATGGAGAGTTCAAGAAACATCGCCATCACAACCAATGGTTAATGCCGTTCAAGAAGTAGAACATGTAAATAATTCAAAAATTGTTGTTTCTGATAATGATAGTGATAGTGATAGTGATGAAGAGAGTGAAAGCGACAGTGGTGAAGAAAGTGATGAAGAGAGTGAAACCGAAGAAGTAGAAGAAGTAAAAGAAGTAAAAAAAGAGGATAAACACGAAGACAAAACCGAAGAAGACAAAACCGAAGAAGAAAAAAGCGAAGAAGAAACCGGCGATGATAGTTTAGATGGTTCAGATGAAGGTGATACAGCCGACGATGATGAAGAAGAGGAGGAAGAGGAGGAAGAGGAAGAAGAAGAGGAAGAAGAGCAGGCGACAACTTTAGAAACTCCTACAATAGAATTAAAAATGGACGATGATGAACCAGAGGCAAAAAAAATCGTAGTTGATACAATTGATTATGAAAGAATGAGAGTTTCTGATTTAAAAAATTTAGCCAGAGATAGAGGTTTGTCTGGTTATAGAAATTTAAGGAAAAATGATTTAATTCAATTGTTATCTCAATAATTTTTCTCTAATACTAATATATTATGAGTTGGGGAACTTGTTATAGCGGATCAAATAATATTCATCATAGTGCACCAGCACTGATGTCAGACCAAAGAATTTTTACAACATATGTTACTGCTTGTGATATAAATAAAAGTTTGAGACACAATGAAGGAATAACTAATAATTACAATTATAGACAATATTTACAGAAAAATGCTTTACATATTATTAATGAAAATACAAAATCAGCAATGTCTTGTAGCAATAAACCTTGTTTAAATTCTAACAACAGCAATAGCAATAAATATTTGTTTAGTAGTTGTATGGATCAAACACAACCATTTGGTTACGAGGGTTCTGATTTAAAAAATATCTATTTATCTAGAGAACGATTAAATAGTAATTTGTCAGGACCAATAATATCACAAGAGGATTTACTAATTAGCAGATCAGCAAGAAATTAATGACTTTAATCTTTTATAAAATCATTAATTTAAAAGTAATAATTCAATATATATAATGTTATTTTTATCAATTGATGTTGGTATGAAAAATCTAGCGTATTGTATTATTGATTACAATATAGAAATTGCAATAAAACATTGGGGTATAATTAATTTATGTAATGATAAAAAATACATATGCAACGGAAAAAGTAAAAAAGGAGCTTGTAATAAAAATGGTAAATATATCAACAAAGACTTAAAATGTTATTGTAAAATACACGCCAAAAACAAAGGATTATGTATTCCTACAAAAGATTATAATAAAGACATTATAAAGAAACGCAAATTAAAAGAATTAAAAGAAATAGCAATAAAATACAATATTTCTCTTGAAGGACAAAAAAAACTAAAAAAATCAGACATTTTAGAAATTATGCATACAAACCTTACAAATAATTATTTTGATATTGTCAGTAATGTATCAGCAAAATCAATTGATATGGTTACATACGGACAAGGTATTAAATACATGTTTAATGAAAGATTTCAAAATATTAAGTTTGATTATATTTTGATTGAAAATCAGATTGGTCCTCTTGCTTTAAGAATGAAATGTTTACAAGGTATGATTATGCAACATTTTATTGAGAAAGGTAATAATAATATATATTGTGTAAATTCATCTAATAAATTAAAAGACTATATTGGCAATAAAAAAACAACATATAATGAAAGAAAAAAAGAAGGGATCATAATAACTAAAAAATTATTAACAGAAAATAGTTTGCTGAATAATTGGATTGAATTATTTGATAAACATAAAAAAAAAGATGATTTAGCAGATTGTTTTCTTCAATGTGTTTGGTATATCAACAATAATATAAAAAATAAAAAATAAAAGATAAAAATTAATATATAATGCGGAATATTTAAATATAAAAGGTCTTAATAAAACATAATGGAAACTATCAAGATTAATTCTGAAGAACCTCCAAAACTTAATGTAATGGGTGACAATGATTTAGGTACAATTAAAATCAGTGGGATGGATTCACCAAAAAAATCTATTAATTTTGGTCCTGGCGCTGATTTACTAATGAACCCGAATAAAGCAAGTAAAAAACATGTTACTACGGATATTAAATTAGATGATTTAAATGATGTGGTTGATTTAAAGTTAGATGAAGGACCTAAGATTAGTGCTAAGGCAGCTAGAAATGATTTTATGTTTGGAAGTAGCTCACCCGGAATAAATTTAAAGGTTACTGAACCTGTTCCTACCACTAGTGGAAGTCCTGCCTCTATTGGCAGTATTTCGCCTCCACCAAGTATATTAAAAAATGCTAATAGAGTAGTGAAAGAAGAAAGCAAAGATGGATTTAAAAAATTTAATGAAATTCCTGTAAATCCAGTTGTAACACCAAAACCAATGAAACCGAAATCAGCTGAAGAAACTCTAAAAGAAAAATTTTTTTACTTAAGAAAACTTGAATCATTAGAGAAAAAGGGTGTTACATTAAGTAAAAAGTATTCAATGGAGTCGTCTTTATCAGAAATGAAAGGTGAATTTGAAATGATAAAATCAGAAAGTGAAAAAAAATCAAGTATTAAATTTCAAGGCAAGATGATGATGGCTTTAGTTTCGGGAATTGAATTTTTAAATCAAAAGTTTGATCCATTTGATGTAAAATTAGACGGTTGGGCTGAAAATGTAAATGAAAATGTTGAGGAATATGATGATATTTTCGGTGAACTACACGAAAAATATGCTAGTAAGGCAAAAATTGCTCCAGAAATTAAACTATTGTTTATGTTGGGTGGCAGTGCTGCTATGGTTCATATGACGAATACAATGTTTAAATCCTCTATGCCGGGTATGGACGATATATTAAAACAAAATCCAGATTTAATGCAACAATTTACACAAGCAGCTGTTAATACAATGGGAGATCAAAACCCTGGATTTGGTAATTTTATGAATATGGCTATGGGTCCTGACCCACCGAGAGGAGCACCTCCAGGACCACCCGAAGAATATAAACGAGAACCTCCAAGAATGCCTGGTGGATTTAATACTGGTAGACCTGATATAGGAATGTCAAGAGGACAACCAGACTTTTCTGATGCAGCAAATATGGAAAGTAATTTTTCATCGTTTCCTTCTGGAAAAAGTAAAAGACCTGAAATGAAAGGTCCAAAAGATTTGAAAGATATTCTTTCTGGATTAAAAACTAAAACTGTAAAGGTAGATAATAATAGCGTTGCTAGTGTTCAAGAACTTCAAGAATTACAATCTACTAATCTAGGTGGTAAAGTTAAGAAAAGTAGAAGAACGCGTTCGGAAAAAAATTCAATTACTTTGAATTTGGATTAGACAATTAAATTTATATATATTCATTTAATATATATAAATGGTTCTAGGGTTTTTACTATATGAAGCAGTTGATTTAGCTTGGAATTTCGGTGGAATGACATATAGAGGAGCTAAAAATGTTTATAATTGGTATTATGAAGTTCCAACAGCTGATGATATTGAAATAAAAAAGTTAAGTGAAATAGATAAAAGAATGCGGCATATTGAAGATATTCTTGGTAATTTAACACCAAATCAATTAGAAAAATTATCAATAGATGTTAAGGTGTTAAAAGATAAAGATGATTAATAAAATATATTTTTTAAAATAAAATATATATTTTTAGATTTTAAGTAATTGGGGAGAGAAAAACACGTTATTTTTTCCTTGTTTTCCTTGTTTTATAAAGTCTCTTCTTTCTTGTATATTTTAATCTTCTTCCACCTTCTTGTACTGGCGGTGGTTCAAATATTTTATAAGAATTGAGAACTGCTTCTTGATTTAACCACATTGGTTGTTCGATATACGTTGTATTTCCATTTTGATTTACTCTTTGTAATTTTAACATAATTGGTTCAGTATTACCACTTCTTTGTATTATTTTATAATAGAAACGAAACGGTGGCATGCTTTGACTATATACGGTCTCAAGATATACAAAAGTGCCAACATCTAATTCAGTGTAACCGCCTTTTTGTTCTACCATATCTTCTAAGTCATCTTTTTCACCATAACCTTGACCTTCACCAAATAAAGCTGTTTTCATTTCTTCTTCGGTCATTCTGTCTTTCGCCTCTATCCAATCTTGTTTTTTTCCTTCTCTTGCACTTGATGCAACCAATTCATCCTTTTCTTTTTCACCCAATACATTTCTTGGTTTAGTTCCTTTTGCTTTATCTTTGAACCGTAATTTTTTTAATTTATCTTTTACAACATTTCTTGTATGATGACTTTTTACCAACTTATCTGTTTCTTTTTTGGATCTTTCAGGAAATAAAGATTTAACAGCGTCTATGCTTTCATCTTTAAATTCTCTAAAAATTTGATTTATTCTATTCCATCTTTCATCACATCTCATAGCAAGAACTAAATTATCAGCTCCCAAACCGGAAGAAGTAATATCTCTTAATCCAAGATGAACTTTTACTTTTAATTTATAATATTCCCCGCCATATTTTTTTGATTTACTTTTAGATTTTCTACTAGTAAATATATCTCTAAAACTGACATAATCTATTTTATAACTTTGTGTTGGTTCTACAAGAGCATTTTTATCTATAACTTTTTTACCGTGTGTATTTTTTGCCAATACAGTTTCTATTTTAAATTCTGGTTGTGTTTCTTCTTCACGATTTTTATAATACTTAGCTGTTAAAAATGTTTTTTTCATTTGTTGTTCAACTTGAAATTTTAATATACTTTTTTTTACAGGTGATACAATGGGTGTTCCTTTTATATTTTTTCTAGTTGAATTCTTCTTATTCATATTAACACAAATAAAGTCTTTATGAGTTGGAACTTTTTCCATATTTATTCTTTGAACGTTTTTAATTTTTTTATATTGGTTCGGCCATTTTGATTGAAAAGGAGGATTTTGAAACTTTAAAGTATACGAATCATTGAGTTTATTTGTTTCTTTTTTACCTTGTTCGGCTAATTCTTTTTTTGTTAAACTTTTTGTTATTTCTTTAACAGTCGCTCTTACGCCATCATTTAAATGGTCTTTTTTCTTATAAATTACCGTATCGCCGACATTAATTTTTGTTTGTTCTCCAGGGTCATAGTAGTCTTTTCCTAATTCTTTTCCTGTATACACAAACTCGTGTTTTCCAGATAGATTAGTAGTATAATGCCATTCTATTTCAAATTTTGCTTGAGTTTCCTTATTGCATTTACTATCAATTTTTGTCTTTTTTAACGTCTTTGTTGTTCCTTTTATCATTTATAATTTAATGAGAAAATTAAACATTCATGCTAAATTCATTCATATTTCTTAATGCTTCTCTTTTCACATCTTTCATTCTTGCTTTTCTTAATATCTCTTTCGCATTTTCAATTTCTTTTTCTGTAACTACACCATCATCGTCTTCATCTAATAATTTTTCAAAATTTCTCCATTGTTTTGGAATAATACAATAAGAACTTTCTTCATTTAAAAGATGCATTGCTAAAACATGAAATATTGCTGTAATAGCCAAAGCAATTAATATATCTTTTGTTGCCATCCAAGCAATAGCAAATATCAACATTTGTTTTGCTACATTATTTTTCAAGTATTGTTCTTGTGATTTAGTTAATTTTATAGATATATATTTTGAACCAATATTCATCATTATCATTACTAAACCAGCAAAAAATTTACTATTATTTAAACTAGCTAGACCAGCTCCTAGGTTTCCTAATAAAGTAGCTCCGCCGCCATTTTGTTTATCTTTTTTTACTTTTCTTTTTACCATTATTAATATATTTATAGATATTTTCTTTCATTAAAAAAAATATCTAATTACTTTGATTTTTTTCGTCTTTCATTTCCTTGGACGCATTAATTTTTGCTTTTTCTGCTTTAACTTTTACCTTTCTATCATTATCAGTTGTATTTTGATGACTTAATTTATATTCATGAGTTTGAAGATTTCGCTGACGGCTAAAGTTTCCAAATCCTTCTTTTTTGCCTGCCATTTTCTTTAATTTTGTAATTTCTTCCAATGAAAAAGGTTCGGTCGTTTGACATGTGTTTGTAGTATCATTCCAATATGGTTTATTTGGGTCTGCTTTTTTACAACTTGCATCATCACTTGCTTGATCTTTCATTCCTTCTTTTTTTGCTGTTTCCGCAACACATTTCTTTTGTGCAGTATCCCATTTTGGATAATCGGCATTTGCAGCTTTACAACTAGCATCGTCTTTTGGGGTCTCTTTTTTTCCTGTGATTATGCTAACATTAAATCCATCCAACAATGAAAAGTTTTCTTTATCTGTTTTGTAGACAACAATAATATAAATTACAGCTGCCATAATACCGGCATTTTTACCGCAAAAGCATAATAAAAACACAACAACCGATAATAATAACATTTTACCTAAACTACTTGCAGCCATTTCTTGTAAAAATTCAGGCACATGCATTAATAATACAACTATTGAAGCTGCTAATAATAATTCAATATAGTGGTTCATTCTTATATACATAAATAGACATTTTTTTGGTTTATTAAAAATAAAAAATTATCTATGATTTTTATAAGAATGGCTAGTCAATTAGGATTTTCAGAATTTAATAAAGATCAAAAACCAGATATGGAATTATTAAGCAACATGTATAAAAAGCGAAAAAATAAAACTATACGAAAAAGAGCAAAACTTCCAAGCGCCAAAGCAGAAGAATTCCTAAACTCTATGAAAAATATGCAAGAAAATATGGAAGAAATGGATGGAGATGGTGAAGGTTTAGCAAATTTTAATCCTCCTCCTAAAGCAGAATTAACAAAGATACCTGAAGATATTGTTGAGAATTTAGATAATCAAAATAGTTTAAATCAACCAGCTGATGATGGTGCTGTAACCGTCGAAGGTTATAACAACTTAAATAATGATGTAATGAAAAGTTATTATGATTCATATGTTCCTTATTACAATAATCCACAAAATCAAAGCACTTTTCAAAACAAAGACGAATTAATGAAAAAGTTAAACTATTTAATTCATTTAATGGAAGAAAACAAAGATGAACCCAATAAAAATGTAACAGAAGAACTTGTTTTATATATGTTTTTAGGCGTTTTTACTATTTTTGTAATTGATTCATTCGCAAGAGCTGGCAAATATACCCGTTAATTAATACAAAATACATTATTACTTATTATAGGAAGATTAGCATAATTGTAAAAATAATATGAAGCCATAGTCTGTAAATAGCTGTCATATCTATTTAATATTATTTTTAATATCATATTATTATCACTTGTATCCTCAATCAATAATATGTTAAATTTTTTTTGTTTATTAATCATTCTTATACTATTAAACATTCCTAATGTAAATAATTCATTTGTTTGGTTATTATTGAAAGATGCTAATAGCTCTATACTATTCTCACCGTCATATGTTATATGTGGATCTCTAAATATATATATACATTGGTCTTCTTTATTGATATTTAATATTGTAATTATCAATTCATCTTCACTACATAAATGTAGCAAACTTGAAATATTCGGAACAATTACACATTTAAATTTATTTCTAATTAACTTTAATAACTGCATATATGAGGTTGAATTTTGTTTTGATAATTTATATGTCATTATATAGCTTTGGTCGAATGTAACATCTTTATCCCATCGTGATATATCAAAAAAAAATGTTTGATAAACCATCAATGGAACTATTAATGTAGTTTCTCCTTCTCTTTTAAAGAAAAATACAGTATTATCATGTTGAAATCTATGATTTACATAATGTGAATATATAGTTATTGGTGCTACTCCCTTCTTTCTTTCTTTTTGATGGACACAAAGATAATCAACATAATACAATATAAATTTATCATTATTAACATAACACTCAAGTGGTCTTGTAGTCATACAGCTAATAATATTTTTTAATTTTGAAAAACGATTTTTATAATGTAATGATACAAAAACCTTGTCATTATGCCCGGTAAAATAATTTACTATAGATTTTTCAGTAGGAGTGTATTGTTCGTGCTTGTTTGGTAAAAAATTATTTTTAATAAATTCCATTAGCAGTGCCTTTTTTTCAGCTGAAATATTATCAAACGTATCAAATTCAATATCTCCTTTATAATATTTATTTTTTTCAGGCTTTCCTTTTTGTATTAATCCTGGTGGATCATACCAATACCATAAATTATGAATATGAAATACAGGTTGTCTAGACCAAAACGAATGTTTAAACTTGTAATAAAGGTACAAAGTAATTAATATCAAGATTATTATCATTATTGCATATAAAATCATTTATTAATTGATTATATAAAATCAACTTGAAAATAACTTAATTATTTTGTGAAAAAATGAAATGTTTAGTTAAATACATGCATACTATGTTAGACAAGGATTCTGTTATTGCCGAAGCAAAATGGGCGCCAACCTATGAAATTAATCAAACCTTAACCATAGATAAGTTTGAATTTAAAATATATGAGGTTTATGAAAAAGAAGATATTATACAATATACAATAAACTTAACAAATCCCAATTATAAAATTCCATCACTGATAGTTGAAGAAGAAGCATTATTGGACCATGATGAAGATTTGATTGAATGCGTAAAAAAATTAATCAGAAGTAAAAAATTTGAAGAAGATTTTACTCAAGAAACTCTATCAAAAATTTATAAAAAATCTAAATAGATTATATATGTCTGATAAAAAAGAAGATACTTTACCGCCTGGGCACAAATTAGTAGCAGATGATGGTTCAGGTGTTGAATCGAATATAAAGGTCCAAAAAATAAAGATGGAAAATATTTAGTTAGCGTTCAAAACCCAAGCAGTGGCAAATCAGTACTTAAAAGAATGTCAAGTGAAGATATGCATCATCCATCAGCACTAGATCAAGCAAAAAAGCACTTGAAAAATGTCTCCTTTCAAGTTGGAAGATTTACAGTTACACATGGACCAGCAGCTAAAAAACTAACAGCTAAAAAAAGTCAAGGAGGAAAACGTCGTAAAACTAAAAGAAGAAAAAGAAGAAGAAAAAGAAAAACAAGAAGAAGATCTCGTAAACGTAAAAGAAGAACCCGGCGCAGACGCCTATAAAAATACTGTGTTTTTCTCTCCCCAACTACCTCAAATAAGAAAATATATTTATTTTAAAATATATTTTTTTAATCTCTCTTTAATCTTTCATTGCACAACTTAACATACTCCTCATTTATTTCATATCCAATAAAATTTACATTTAAGTTTTTGGCAGCTACACATTCACTACCAGAACCAGCAAATGGTATAACAACCAACGTTTCTCCTTCTTTATTCATACTTGCTTTTATTAATTTTTCACATAATTCCAATGGCTTTTGTGTTGGATGGTTTACCCTCTCTTTTTTTCCTGCTCCACCAGCCAATGCTGAAATCTTAATAACATCTCTAGGCAATGCTCCGTTTTTATGTGCTTTATAAACTGTTTCTTTGTCTCCTTTGCTGAATCTACCTTTGGTTGCTTTCCTTACTTTACCAGCAGCATTTTTTAAAAATCCTTTTGTATATGGTTCTCTTACATCATCTCTGTTGAATACTGGCTTTTCTTTATAACAACACAAAATACTTTCATGTGTCCTTTGCCAGAAATTTAACCGTGGAACTGTTTTATTTGTATAATGCCATATAATCCACCTAACATTGATATTAATTCTAACTCTTATAAAAGATAAAATTTCACTAAATCCATAAATATACAATGTTCCCGTTGGTTTTAATACTCTTATACATTCTTTAATCCATTCATCACACCATTTCAAGTAAACATCCATATTCTGTTTATCGCTATTATTTCCGAAATCTTTCCCAATATTATAAGGTGGATCGCATATAATAATGTCAATACTTTCTGGTTTCATTTCTTTTATTTTTTTTATACAATCCTCATTTATTACTTCTTGTATTTTATTCATACTATTTATATTATATATATCGTTTATCTTTTAATTCACTTTGCTATTATATAAACCCAAAATATGATCTGCTCCAGGACATAAAATGTTATAATTTCCTTTATCTTTTCCTTTGATTAAATGATGAACATTGTGATTATTATACAACCATTTAAAAATGAAATTATCCTTATATTCACATTCATTTATCTTATGAATATAATAATGTAATTCGTTATATATAATATTATAAATAAACATAGTAACAAATGATAATAACAATACATGTTGCCATTTACATTCGTAAAATAGTTGAATAGTATAATACCAAACTATAAAGATTATTAAATTAGCATACTTCAAATCAGTCCAATACCCAAAAAATAGGTCATCCTCGTCGTGTCCTTTTTTTGAATACATATCATTCGTTTCGCTTAAATGATGCTTTATGTGTGTATCATCATATATACCCCACTTTCTAACAAAACTATCAGGTTTATTATGCATTATAACTTTATGCCAAAATACTTCCAAAAATGAAAATTCCAAATATAATAATATTATTAATAATAATATTTTCATTATTATAATACTTAAACAATTTTATTTCTATATAAACCCAAAATATGATCTGCTCCGGGAAATATTATATTATAATTACCTTTATTTTCACCTTTGATTAAATGATGAACCTTGTGATTATTATACAGCCATTTAAAAATAAAATTATCTTTATATTTTCCAATATCATTTATTTGATGAAAAGCATAATGTAATTTATCCCACATTACTTTGTAAAATAAAGATGTTAATACTGCTGCTATAAAAATATAATACCATTCTACACTATAAAATAATAATACTGTTGGATACCATACAATAAATATTAATAATGTTATATAAACCAAGTCAAATGTATCAAAAAATAAACTATCTTCGTGGTAACCTTCTTTTAAACTCATATCATTCAAGACATCTAAATGATGATTTATATGTTCATCTCCGTATATACCGTATTTACGAATAAAACTATCCGGTTTGTTATGATATATTTCTTTATGTATAAATACTTCACAAAATGTCAATTCCAAGTATAATATTAATAATACTAATAATAATTTCATAATTAATATTATTTTATAAATTATTTTCGGGTTTTTTTCCTATTCTTTCGTTTCTTTTTTCTTTTTCTTGTTTTCTTTCTACCTCCTCTGGTGTGTCTTCTTAATAATGAATCTAGTTTCAAACCATTTGGTGGATTATCTCCCCATACTTTCAATTTACCTTTCATTAAAAGATTTTTATTTTTTTTATCTTTTTTTGCCTTAGCTGTTCTTAATGCTGATTTTAATTTACCAATGCTAATACCTTCTTCTTCTTTCTCTTCTGGCACCGATTCAAGTTCTTGTAATAATGCGATGACTTCATCACCAAAATCATCGTCATCTGTATTATTTAAAGCTTCTGCTATTGTTGATGCTACTTTTAAATCATTAAATTTTCTATTTTTTTTTCTATTTTTATCTATTTCTATTTGTAATTTCATTTTTCTGAATTTTTTAAGATTATCTTCTGCTTGTTTTTGTGCTGCTGCCATCTGTTCCATTTTTTTTTTCATTTTTTTTTTCCTATCTTTTTTAGCTTTTGCCAATTTATTTCTTTGTTTTGCCAATTTCTCTCTATTATTTGGTTTTATTTTTGGGGGCATAACTTATATATAAAATCATATATAATTTATTCTGGTTTTTTAAGAAAATATAAATATTGGTATTCATATTGAACTTCTGTCATTTCAATTTTACCTTCTAATATAAATCCTACCTTTTTTGCTTTGCCTAATGTATCTTTTTGTTTTTCCATATAAAGTGTGTGTTCATTTTGACGCACATGTTGTGTAGCATCATCGGTAAATGTTTCTGTAAAACTAGCTTTATCATTTCCTTTTTCATATTGAAAATTAGCTTTATAAACAAAGTCTTTAAATTTAACACCTGAAGTTGTAATACGTTTTGGAGCATATTTTTGAGCGGAAACCATTAACAGAGGGTCGGCAGCATTAACAATAGGATCAAATTTGTCTCTATTTACTAAGTGAAGGACTAATACACCACCAGGTTTCAACCAATCATATACATTTTTGAAAAACATGTGCTTATCTTCGATATAATATATAGTATAAAAAAAAGCTAAAGCATGTGTAAAAGTATTTTGGTCGTAAGTCATTGATTTTAAAACATCTCCATGTTTAAATTTACAATCCTTATAATGTTTTCTGGCACATTTAATCATAGATTTAGATTTATCAAGCCCTTCAACTTTTTTACCATCTTGTTGATAATGTGAAACAAAATGTCCTGTTCCACAACCAATATCCAATATATTGCTGTTCTTATTTATTTTGGCAATTCTCTCAATATTAGTTACTTGATGAGCGTACTTTTTATCGTCATAAAATAAATCATCATAGATAGAACAATAGAAATCGTCATATAATGTATTATTATTTTTCATAACAAATTTTTTGCTTTGTGTAAAAGCTTCTACTTCTTTACGGTTTCTATTTACTATTGTAGTGCAAAATAATATAATAATAATAATTAATGTAGCTTTACACCAAACGGATGTTTTGTTAAAAAAATTAATAAATTGTTTAAAGTTTCTTGTAATGTTTCGAAACATCTTATATGTATTAATGGTATTTTTTTTATATGAAATCTAATATAATGAATGACAATGAAATTGATGACAAAAGATTAGAGAAAGATTTTCGATCAATATCCTTTTCAGGATACAAAAAATCAGCAGCTAAAAAGGAATTACTAAATTACTTGTTTGCGAACAAAATAGAAGAAAGTGTATATTGGAGCGTTGAATTAATATGTGCTGGACATTATGTTCTTTTATGGGATACAATATTTTTATTTATAAGTAAATTCGTAAATTTAGGAAATCCTCGATTACCATTGTATATTGAAATAAGACTTAATGATTTTAAAAATATTTTAAATAGCGGATATTCAGATAATGAATTAAAATTAAGAAATAATGATAAAATTAGAAAATTATTTGCGGAGGTGATATGTGTATTATGTTTATCAAAAAAGAAAAATAGTTATGATTCTCCAAAAATAAAAGATAAAGAATATCATAGTGTAAATTTAACACATAAATTGAAAGCACCAACAGTTGATTATGCGAATAAAATCTTCAGGAAAGATGATCCTAAAGAGCTTTTTATATCTATAAATGAATTGGCTTGGAATATAGATAAGAATAACAAGAACAGTTCCGAAGCATATTATTGGGTGGAATGGATATTGGGATTTGAAAGTATATGTAAAAAAAATAAACAAATTAAAACACAAGGAAGTAGACGAGAAGCACCTGTAGAAAGTAAATATCAAAATGATATTATATGGATAATATGGGATGTAATATTTCAAGAATCAAAAAAACATCCTGAAGGAATACAAAAAATAATAGAAGCTTTACTCAATTTATTTAGCGTAAGATATTCGCCTGGTTCTAAAAAAAGACGGAAAACAATGATATATTTTGCTATATCATTATTAACAGAACCCTTTGATGCTAATATACCATTATATAGAGATAAGAAAACGATATCTAAGGTTACGGGTAAAATTAATAATATATACAAACAAATAAAGAAAAATGAAGTAAAACCTTTGACAGATTATTTATTTAAAAATACATGGAATGGTGGTAATTTAGAAAAAACAATAGATAAATTAAATAGAATGGATGCGATAACAAATATGATCACACGAAACAAGTAAATATTTTCTCTGTTTAATGTATAAAATGCCAGTTAATCCTAGCAATAAACGTTTAAGAGCAGCTAAAGCAACCGCAAATGACAAGATTATGTACAATGGTAAAGAATATGGTGCCGGAGCCAAGGCAGGTAATCCAAATAGAATCGGTGTTCGTTTGTTTAACTTTAGACTTTTTCCAAGATCGGGGGATAAAGGAAACAATTGTGGTTGTACTTTAACTCAATTTAAAAACCCTAACCGTAAATCTGGACAATAATTTAGGAACAACATTATAAATTTTATTTAATATTTATAATGTATATAATGGCACGTAGAAGTCGCGCACGTAGAACTCGTAGAAGAACCTTGTCTGGCGGAAAAAGACTACGCAGACGTAGTAGAAAAAGAAGAAAGTCTCGCAAAAAGAGAAGAAGCAGAAGAAGACGCTAAGCATCTAAATCTTATTTTTAATTAATAATATTTAGAATTTATATATGGGGTTAAAACAAGCATATGGAAAACCTCCGGTTCCACCGCGTAAAGAAAGTATATCTACACGTGTAAAGAAGAGTAGTAAGGCTGATGCCGCATTTGTAAAGAGTAAAATGGATGAATATTATAAAACAACTCAATTAAGAGGCGATAAAGCAAAACCTACAGAAATGGAGCAGTTGCGTGCAAGAGTTTATGCCATACCACCAAAAACACGTATACGTCCTTTGCCTTCAACTCTAAAAAAGAGAACACCGCCTCCACGCATAAAGAGGGGAGGTAAAACAAGAAGAAAACGTAGAAGAAAGAAAAAGAAAACAAGAAGAAGAAGAAAAAAGAAAACAAGAAGAAGAAGAAAAACGAATATGCGCGGATGTTCTAAAAAAAGAAGACGCCGATAATTTAGTAAAAATTTATGTCATAAATATAAATTTTTAACCGTGTAGTAATATATATGTCAAACAGTGGTGTAGAAAATACCGTACCTATATTACAAACAGCTACTCCTTTAGCAACAGCCGCGGACAAACCAAATATATTAAGAGTTGATCCGCCAAGTTCTTATTGGTTTTGGATTAAAACTTTATTTTTAATATTAATGATCGTTGTTTTAGGCTTGAATGTATATTATTATATGACAGAAGGCGTTACATTATTTGCTAAAATGATGGGAGAAGGAGTTGAGAATACGGAAGAAGAAACAAAAAGAGGAGCTGAAGCAATAGAAAAAGTTTTACTTGAACCAGAGGAAAGTAAAAATATCAATAAAAAAAAAGATACAATTGAAAGTAAAAAAGAAGTAATTTCAAAATTAAGACAACGTATTCATAAGGGCAAAGATAGCAAAAAAGAAAAAAAACAAGAGAAAAAAGAAGAAGAAAAAATACCAAAATCAGTTCCAAGTCCAGATTTATCATCGCACGATGATTTAAATCATCAAAAAAAACAATACTGTTATGTAGGCAATTTAGGTGGAAAAAGACATTGTGCTGAAGTAGAACAAAGTGATAAATGTATTAGTGGAGATATTTTTCCAAGTGAATCGTTATGTGTAAATCCAAATCTAAGAAAGTAATTTAATACATTATATTTAATTATTAATTATAATGTATCTATTCTACATTTTTTCCACCAAAATACCATCGCAGAGACAAGTAAGGTGGGAATACGTTCATCGATTTATCAGATGTAAGGTCAGGGCCATCTCTAACAAGATCTTGAATTTCAGCACTAGATAAAGCACTATTAAAATATCTTAAATTAGACATCATACCATCAAACCCATTGTTGGCACTTACAAAAACATCACCATAATTCTGTTTTACTGGACCACTAAATACGTGTCTTACTACAATAGAACCATTAACAAATACATCAAGATTTAAGTTATTCACTCTAATAACAACATTAATCCATTTATTA